CCGGGGTGCGCCCGCCGATTGCCCACCATAAAAATATCCATACTTTAGTATTGATATTTTTATTTAATAAGTATTTTATTAGCTTAATTAAAAATGGATTTTACATTATTTATTGATTCTGGCTTTGCTAAAGCAGATGTTTGGTAATATCCCTTTGATGTTGCAAGTTTAAATAATTCATATTGAAAACTTTCATCATTATTTCGTATTGCTTGAATGGCTTGTCTAAGTTGCATGTTTTCTGCTTCTGAAATAACCCCTTGATAAGTTACAAGGCTTGCTTTTACATGATTTAAAATATCATTTACCATTGTTTTTTCGTCCATGTTCTCCTCCTATGATTTTTTTATTACATCAACAACAACAGCCTCGTTCTTTACCCATACAACGAGCACTCTGTCCCCAGCTTTCACCCTCGGAAGAGTAACACTGTGGCTGTGACCTCCGTTTCCGGAAATATGCCCTCCATGAGAGCCACCGGAGATGCTGATCGTCAACCCAGATACCAGTCTTCCCAGGTGATATTCTCCCTTCGGTATTGGAATCGGGAACATATCCGTTGTCAAGCTACCGTCTTTGTTGATGGTTCCGAAATCCGGTTCAACATCTGCCATATTTCCTTCCGACACTTCACGCATTCTACTGGATAATGTCCTTGCCAGCTTATTTAATCCCGGATTACCTCCTGCTGTATCTGCCATGATATCTGCACCTCCTACTCGAATGTTCCTTCGTCTACCCATCCGTAAACATTGCTTCCCGATCCAACATGGATAAGGTGCCACGGGTGAGCTTTTCCATTTCCTTTACAGTCTGGTCCAAGCGTGATTTTAGCCTTGCCCGCTTTCGCCTTGTAGCCTTTTGCTCCAGGCCAACTGCTTACATAATGAGTTCCGCCTTTGAAATTGACAACATCGCCTACCTTGTAGCTCTTCTTAGTTTCTTTCTTCTTTTCACTAACCACTCTGGGCGTAAACTTCTCAACCTCCATTGTCATTTTACCGGCCTTGGCGTTGTGCTGTATGCTGTTCACCAGATAAAATCCATTAAGAGCGCCTACAACCGCATGGATCATATCGCCCTTTCGGATACATGGAACGTCAGGTGCGAGTAGTTTTGATGTGTCCTCCACATCTCCGTCTTCGTCAAGAATCTCCTTTGCCTCATTCTTTGTGTCGCTGAGATTATCGCTTTTTGAATGAGTGATAATTTTCTGAAACACTCCGTACTGAGTTTTACCATTTACGGTTGCTTCTAGCTTTGGCGCTCCATCTTTATCTTCAGACGATACGATCTTTACTCTCGTTACAATATTGGCTATACTGGTTTTATGACTTACTTCTGTAGCACTGTTTCCCTCGAAATGAAAAATCTCTGTATTGCTTCCCTTTTCAACGACTTGTATCTTCGTTTCTACGCTCCGTACAATGGCCGCACATCCGCCCTTTTTCTTCGCTTCATCCAAAACACCTCGGATAATTTCACCGAGCTTTTTGTTTCTATACATAATTTTAGAATGTGATACATCTGGCCCACTATATTTTTCAATCGTAATGCCCCAGGATTTAAAAATTGAGGAAAGAATACTCTTTGTCTTCTTTCCTTTCGCAAAATATACATTGTCACTGCTTTTCTGCAGATTGTATAGATTGTCGTATGCTACTACGTTGAATACTTCATCGCTCTTCGATGTCTTCCTTTCGCACTCAATGATATTTCCCATTGCACAAATACCTTTTCCGCTCCCCCAATACCCTTTGACACCTACGATGGCTCCAATCTTCACCAAAGAGGATAGCCGGCTGCCGTTATACTTGGCATTGTACATATCAAAATGTATCTTCATTGCCAGCTCGTCCTCTCCCTCTTCCCAGCCTAAATTTTCAACAGCTTGTGTAATATCCAACTGGAGCTTCTTTTCGGTAATGACAATTACGGTGTAAGAAACATTGCTTATATTTACCATGATTTATCACCACCTTACTTCTTTGGGATCGTCAGCTTTGTGCCGGGATAAATCCAATGACCATTGTTTGATGATTTTTTTCCATGCTTTTTAGCCGCCGCCTCTATGGTGTTCTTGTTGAGCTTGTATATTTCAGGATATCTTGAGGCTTTCCCTAGCTTTTGTAGGGCAATCCTACTCAACGTATCTCCGCTTTTTACCGTATAAGTTGTGGTTTTATTCCCGGTAGTTGACTTCTTCGTGCTTTTCTTCGATGCTGGCCTCTTTGTTTTTGCTGGGGTTTTAATCTTCAACTCTTTTGTGGTATAAATCTTAATCTCCGTAGCAATGATAAACTTGATTTCATACTGGAAATCTCCGAGGCCACCAGTGTATTTCCCTTTGAAACTGGATATATAAACACTGTAGTTTATGCAGGTTCCTGTTACCAACAAATTACAGACAGTTCCTTTATCTCGGTACTGCTCCATTCTTTTTATCAGCGTATCTGGTTTAACCCATGCTGACACTAAAGGATTATTTTCCCTTGCCTTGCCCGGAAAGATTCCTGACCATGATATTTCCTTAACGCCTTTGCCCCTGGGGATTTTTACATCCCCAAGGGAAATAATGCTGTACGTCATGAATTTTGCATCTGCGCCCAGCGTGATTTTCTCCGGCATCATTGGAAACTTCGTCTGTGAACCTCCTGACGGTGTAATATAAGCATCCATATTTACGCCTCCTGCGCCACTGGCATATTGTTGAAAATCTTACCCATGCGCTCTGCAATTTCATCTCCCAGATCGTCCGCCATCTCACGAATCCGGCTCTGGAGTACCTCGAAGATTCTTTCTTCGTCCATATCGCCGCCTTCGATTTTGATAACCGGATTCATAGTTACATTCACTTCCACGCTGCCATTTCCGTTTCCGGATTCCTGCGGAAGTGCATTAAGCGACACTGTCGTTCCATCTCCCTCGGAAACGTCCCGGCTGCTGTCGCTCTTTTCTGAACGCCCTAAAACATTCCATACCACATCTTCCTTCTCTGGTATTTGATCAAACTGGCTTGCATCTTCCGGAATCAGATCACTTCCTGCTCCCACGATACCGCCGTTGGCATGAGCAGATATTTCTCCGTCTGCTCCAAGTGCCCCCAATGTACGGCCGGCCTTTTTCCAAAGTTCAATTCCTCTTTGCTTTCTTCCGGGTACGGTAGGGATAACATACTCCAAACCTTCCTCGCCTAGCCATGACAGTTCCGGTCCGTTCGTTCCAACTTCACCTCCGGATGCATGGCCTGCGATGTATGCGCTCACAGTAGAGCCGCTGGACGATGTGCCGATTGAAGCTGTCGGGTTTGTGATATGGTACGCCACCGTCACATTGACTGTAGCGCTTGCTGAGTATGGAGAATTAAATGCCGCCTGCAGCTCACTCCCGACCTGGCTGTAAACAGCGGCAATGTTATCACTCGCCTTTGTTATTGTCACGTCTGTAGTTCCATCTACAGGGTATGCTGTTGCGAATTGGCTTTCGAGGTCTGTCTGAGTCGCCTCTACTGCCGAAGAGCTATCCACGCTTGCTGCATCAACTGTTACATCTGCAGACATGGTTGCTGATGCTGTTCCTTCTGCGGAATCCAATGCCTCCTGCGCAGAACCTTCAACACCGGAAGTGTCTACTGACGATGCCTCTACCGTCACATTGGCCGTAGCGTCCACTTCTGCCGGCTCTACTGACGATGCCTCTGCGACAGTCTGATCCACCGCCGAATTAAGCTCTGTAGTGTCAACATTGATTTGGTCTGTAGGTATTCTGATTGTCATTCCGACATCTACCTCTCCGGCCTCAATTCCGTTATAAGCTGCCAACTCGTCTACCGTCATTCCAACGGACTCAGCCAGCTTGCCAAGTGCGTCCCCTTCGTCAACAGAAACCTCTCCCAAGGTCACCAGCACTTCCGATCCGGTCACTTCTACCGTATCGCCTCCGGCTTCAATATCATTAAGCACTCCCTGAATTTCCTCTGAAAGTGCCGCCCTCGCTTCCTCGGAGTTTACTTCTACATCTCCAAGCTCTGCCGTAAGACCATCAAGCGTCAGTTCCTCGTCTGTGACCTCTGCAGTCGCACGTTTCCATGCTTCTGAAAATTCCTCGCCCAGCACTCCATTAGACGCCATTTCGTCAACTGCCTCTATCAGCGCCTTATCGCCTGATTTCGCTATGGAATTGGCATAAACCTGCCATGCCGCATCAGTATCTCCGGAAGCGGCGCCGATTTCCATTGCCTGATTAAAGCTATCCATGATCTGTTTTGGAACTGCCTGACCCATACTCACATATTCGTCAATCATGCTACTCATTGCACTTGCATCCGGTTTCATTGTCTCCCACAAATCATCCAGATTGTTCTGAGTCGCACTCTGCGTCCAATCCCAACCGCCGCCTTGCTGCGTAAAATTAGACCCCATACTCATTTGCTGAAGCATACTCCCCATATCTCCATTCTGAGCATACTGGGACAGGTACGAAAGCTGAGTTTCCATATTACTCTTTGTCTTTGCCTGGTTATTTGCCAGCGCTTCGCCATAGGTGTCATTCAGTGTATTCGTCTCAAATGATAGGCTCGTCATAAGGTCTGATGCCTGTTGATTTCGGATTGCCTGAGAAGCAAGCTCCTTGTAATGATCGTTGGTTTTGCTTGTAATCCTTCCGGCATCCTCCATAGCATTGAGGGTTGCATAGAACTCTTTTGCTGATGCCTCTACGGTTTCAGCCGCCGCCTCCCTCTGTTCTGCCAGGGCTTCAACCACAGACGTAAAAGAACCGGATTCCAAGTCTTTCCCGCTGAGATTGCCGTACTCGCTTGTGATCCAGTCCATCTGCGCTTGTTCTTCTGCCTGTTTCCACCGGCTTGTGATACTATTCATTTTATCCTGCAGTGCCGCTACAGCCCGAGCCTCGTCTACACTGATGATTCCATCCTGCAGTGCCGCTTCTACAGCCGTCTGCAAGTCAGAAGACAGTCCGCTCAATTCAAGCTGATCCGCTCTCGCCCATTCCTCAATAGATTCCGCAAGAGTTTTGCCCTCTTCCGTTCCTCCAAGAAATGTCTCAACCTGAAGGTGTGCTGCATAGGTCCGCTGCTCCAGTTCAGATATCTTTGACTCTACAAAAGTCTCTATGTTCTCCGTATAGCTCTGCTGTTCGTCAGCTGTCAGTTCTATTCCGACACTGCTCTTCCATGTCAACGTTTTGTTCTCTTCTAATGCTTCCTGTGCTTTTGCCGCAAAATCATCTGCTTTCTCGATTGCTCCCATAGCTAGGTCTACATTTACCAGGTATCTCGCATTTAAGATTCCGGAAGCTACCGATTCCACCTCTTTTGCAGACAAGGCAATATCGCCAAAATGCTCAGCAAGATCAAGTTCCTTTTGCTCCTGCGTGTAATTGTGTACAGCAGTTCCTATAGCAACTAACGCCGCTGTGATAGCCGCTGCAGCAATCCCAAATTTTGCCGCTGTTGGAACCATAGTACCTAAATCACTAACAAAAGCACCGATACTCGGCGCTGTCGATGCTGCCTCTCCAATGGTCTTTATTGCTGATCCAATCGGTGACAATACCGTTGCTACATTTCTGGCTCCTGCGATTGCCTTTGTCGCCCCCATTCCAAGTAGTCCAGCGCTCAGCCAGCTTGTAAGTCCGGCCTTCTCGCCTCCGGGCATTATCTTGGATGCACTGGAGAACAGGCCGCCAAGTCCTTTTGACATAAGATTGACTCCATCTGATCCAGCCCATTCCATAAACGGTTCCGCAACAATCTTATTCCATGCAATATCCACTTTTCCGAAGAAATCCGCATTCTGCCATTCTTCTGATTTTGTCATGCTACCTATTTCACGCTTAACGCCAGTCACCTTGCCGTCTACAAAGTCCATAAAGCTATTCAACCCAGCCTCTACACCCGGCATTTGAGCTGTGAGCCACTGCACCAAGTCAGTCAGGTACGGATCAACACGCTCTCCGAGAGAAATTTTCACTCCGTCAAGCGCACTCTGTAGCAACGTAATAGAGCCGCCAAGGTTATCCAACATTGTATCGGCCATTTCGTCCGCAGCGCCAGAGGAATTATTGATGGCCGTTGCCAGCTTATTGTAGTCCTCTTCTGAGGCATTGATGATTGCCAACATACCGGCCATCGCTTCCTTGCCAAATATGGTACTTGCCGCCGCTGTCTGTTCAGTTTCAGACAAGCCGCCCAGGTTCGTTCTCATGTCTCCGATTACTTCTCCCAAGGTTTTCATTCTGCCTTTGCTATCTGTCAGGCTCAGGTTATATTTATCCATAGCCGCTTTCATATTGTCGGTCGGAGATGCCATGTTTGCGATAGCCGTTTTCAAAGATGTGCCCGCCATTGAACCCTTGATACTGGAATTTGCCATAAGGCCCAAGGCAAGGGATGTGTCCTCTATGGTGTAATTCATGGCTCCTGCGATTGGTGCCACGTACTTAAACGACTCGCCCAGCATACTAACATTCGTATTGGCGTTTGCTGATGCCTGCGCCATAACGTCTGCAAAATGCCCTGCACTGTTGGCTTTCAAGCCGAATGCAGTTAGTGCGTCTGTCACGATGTCGGACGTTGTTCCTAAGCTCTCTCCTGAAGCGGCG